CCTTGAATGAAGAGACGCGCGCAATGGCAACTCGTCTGGGAATCTCCGATGGATTCTTGGACCGCCACAATCTTTTTTTCACAACTGTTCCCGGAGAGGAACCCAATTTTAAGAAACTTCCCAAGTCTGCCCAAGACATCGTGACTGCACAGTTTGATGATGTTCTCCAACAGCGCTTCACCTTTATCCGCTACAATGGGTTGTCGTCGGGAAACATTGACAAATATGTTCCCACAGACGGATCAAATCCATATTCGAACAACACGGTCATCATTGATGAGGTTCACAACTTCATCTCGCGCATCGTGAACAAGTCTGACATTGCCTACAAACTCTACGATCTTCTCTACAACGCCACCAACTGCAAGATCGTTGCCCTCTCCGGCACACCAGTCATTAACCGCGCGAATGAACTCGCATTTCTCATGAATCTGCTTCGAGGACCCATTGAGCGCATCGTGGTTCCCATCAAATCCATTCCTACATGGGACGAAGAGAAAATGACGAGTGTTCTTCGCAATGTCCCGGATTTGGACACCGTCGAGTTCAACACCATCAAAAAGTACATATTGGTCACTCGCAATCCTCCCAACTTCCGCAGCGTCTACAACGACAAGGGTGATCGCATTGCGGTTCAGTATGTGAAGGACTTACCATATCCTGCATTGGCACCCGATTGGGTTGCCACCTGGAAATCAAAGTTTGAGATGGATGTGGGAGGTGCAGAACTCGCAACCGAACGTGTGACTGTTGAGAAACTTGAATGTCTGCCTAGCGATTATGATGAATTTGCATCGTTGTTCTTGGACGGACTCCAGATCAAGAACCCAGGACTTTTGGCACGTCGTATTCAGGGGTTGGTCTCCTATTTCAAGGGCGCCGATGAACGTATGCTTCCCAAGGTCATTGATACTGAGAAGATGCTGGAAAAAGTGCCCATGTCGACAGAACAGTTCAATCACTACCTCGCCGTTCGATTCAAGGAAATCCAGATGAACAAGCGCAAAATTACACGCGCATCCACCGACGAAGAGTCCAAAACGTTTCGCGTAAATTCTCGATTGGCATGCAACTACGCGATTCCTCCCGATCTGCGCAAAGACGATGAGGATGCAGAGACAGAAGACAATGTGCCTGAAAAGGAGAAGATCCTCAACACATTGCGTGCAGATCCCAAACGCTTTCTGTCCGAGAAGGCGCTAGAAACCTTCAGTCCCAAGATGAAGCGCATTTTGGCAAACCTCAAGGAGTCGATGGGAGACAAGGACAATTGGAACAATCAGTTCGTGTATTCCCAGTATCGTGAACTCGAAGGACTTGGAGTTCTCAGTGCCATTCTGGATGCCAATGGATGGCAACAGTACAAGTTGGTCAAGGAGAACAACCAATGGGTGGAGGATCCATCAATGAGTTCCGACAAACCTGCCTATGCCTTTTATGCGGGATCCAAGGGCAAGGATGATGCGCAGGTTCGCGAATACATGCGCCAGATTTTCAATGGAAGTTACAGTCGCGATTTCCCCGCAAGTCTCAAGGCATCAGTTGAAGCGCGTGGCAAGAAGATCCTGTGTTTGGTCATGGCATCCTCCGCAGGCGCAGAAGGAATTACCCTGCTGAATGTGCGTCGTGTCCATATCATGGAACCCCACTGGAATCCTGCTCGCCACGATCAGGTCATTGGTCGTGCAGTTCGTATTTGTTCCCATGCGGCACTGCCTCAGGATCAGCGAACGGTTCGTGTGAGTTTCTATGTGAGTGTCTTTACCGACGAACAGGCAAAATCCACCGAGGGTTCGAATAACGTTGTGTTGGTCCGTCGATCGGACATGGCAACAAAACGGTATGAAGGAGACCCGCAGGAAGTGTTCATGACCACCGATGAATACCTCTACGAAGTCTCGTATGAAAAGGACACGACCAACAAGCGCCTGGCAACGCTGCTAAAACAGGCAGCAGTGGATTGCGAAGTGCATCGCAAACTCCACAGTCGCGAGACTCCAGTGGTCACGTGTATGCGATTCGATAGTACGGCAACCGGAGAAGACCTTGCGTACAAACCCAGTGTCAAGACGGACGATACTGATTTGACCTATCTGCGCAACATGACCAAGCGCAAACGTCTGCTCCAGCGCGTGTCCATCAAAGGGATGGTGTTTTTGTTCGATCCCAAGACCAAGGAATTGTACGATGGTCCTGCATTTGAAGACAATCAGCGCTTGTTGCGCGTAGGATTCTTAACAACGCCCACCCAAGTCCAGTGGGAAATTCCTTAAGCGGACAGAACATCCTCAAGGAACTCGTCGCAAATCTCTGCCCACGACTTGAACTTCATGGACTGTAGGGTTTCCTTCATCTCGGGCAGTCTCGCAATCGTGTTCTCCATTGCTACAGCAACGGCATCGGGGTGTGCAGACAGCGACCATCCACCAAGCGGCATTGAACCCGGAAAGTAATCGGTGTGATTGGGAGACACAAATGACGCAACAGACTCATTCATGAATGAGCGATAACTTCCAATGTCGACAACAACCTGGGGTGCACCCGTGTACATGTGCTCCAGTTGACAGAGTCCATATCCCTCTCCATCAGAGGTGTTGATTCCAATGTCGATGGCATTGTACAACTGATTCACGCCCTCATCTGCAATCAAGTTGGGAGGAGCGGTGTCGATGAGGATGAGACGAGTGTAGAGATGTTGGGGGAGGTTTGCGAGTCCAAGTTCGCGAGTAAAGATGCGAGGAACATCATAATATGCACCCGACTGCGGAGATAGGTTTGTAGCAACCACGAGGTAATACGGTTTGGTAGGATTCTTTGCAAGGAGGCGAACAAACGCCGAGACAGTTACATCCAGGCGCTTGCGCTGACTGTTGCGGTTCATATTGAGAAAGGCAATCGAGTCGGGGGGGAGACCGATGTTTTTGCGAACCGACATACGAACATCTGCGGGAAGGCGACTGAACATTGTAGTGTCGACTGCATGTTCAAGGATGCGAACATCCGAGAAATTTCCATACTGGTCGAGTTTCTGCTTCCAGATGTCCGTAAACGCATAGACACGATCGACTGTGTCACGAATCTTGTCCATTAGTGGTTGGGCGATTCCCTCGTAGACCTGGTCGACATACGCCCAGAGTTTGTAGGGCGATGAGTTCTTGTCGTATTTCATCGCGTCGAGAAACTTGTAGATGATGAGCGGATCATTGTAGATCATAACGACATCGGGGTTGACCATCTCGAGATACTCGCGAATCTTGTTGAATCCAAATCCCTCCTCCTTGGGATCCTCGTTTGCAGCAGCATCGTACTGAATGATTCCTTCCGGTGCTTTGCGAAATCCGGGTGCCTGGGGATGGCGCTGAAATCCAAAGTGATAGACTTTGACCTTGGGAACAAGCGTTGCGAGTTGCTTGAGAAGATTGTAGGCAACCTTTGCGTATCCGGTTGTCTGATCCGTGTGTGTGCTTACGAGGACAAACCTCATTGACTCTTTCTTGGGTCTCGTCTATAAATCCTTCTTGATGTAGAACAATGCAGGTGAATTCCGCACAGGATTATTTGACTCGTTACAAGCGCCGAGTCCAGTCGGCACTCTACTACACAACTCCCCCCGAACAGAAGGACAAGACGAACTCGTTGTGGTTGAGTATTGTTGCAAACAACTCGACGACACGGTTCCGGAAGGATACTCCTGTGATTGGCGCTTGGGGTGATGATCCGGCAGTGGGTCCTACGTACATGAACTTTTGCTCGAATTGCTCGACTTCGACGGGTGCCCCCGGAACCTTCCAGACTGTGAACACGAAGGACGTTCTCTCCATTCAGGCACTCCGCCCGATTGGTATTCGCGCCACTTCAGTGATTACGTAATCGTATAGAAGAGAGTTAAAGAATTCACATTCCTTAATACAAAGATGCCTGGAGGCTTACTTCAACTCGTGGGCGTGGGTGCTCAAAATGAATTGGTCAATGGAAATCCTTCCATGACTCATTTTCGAGCAGTCTATCGGCGTCATACGAATTTTTCGATGGAGTCCATTCGTATGACCTTCACAACTTCCAATTTGGAACTTTCAACAACCGGAACTCGAACTATTTCGTGCCGCATTGACCGCTACGCGCAGTTGCTTCACGACACCTACCTCATTTTGACTCTCCCCGATATCTGGTCTCCTCTCCGCAGTGTTGGAACGCTACCACCTGGATATGGTGCGTCTGCGGTAGCATCGAACTCAATTGGATTCGAGTTCCAGTGGATCAAGAACATTGGGTACAATATCATTGATCATGTGGATCTGGTCATGAATGGACAGGTGATCCAGCGCCTTCGCGGGGAGTGGTTGAAGTTCTACTCGTACCTTATGCACGACCGCAACAAGCGACTCATTGTCGACCAAATGGTTGGCAACGTTCCCGAGTTGTATGATCCGGCAAATGCGTATGACCGACAGGGACAGTACCCTCATGCAATCACTCCCGCGTCAACTCCCTCCGCAATGCCCATGACGACCGTTCCGGAACCAAGCATTCGTGGTCGCCAGTTGGTGATTCCTCTTCATTTTTGGTTCTCAGAGAATCCTGGACTCGCACTGCCGTTGGCAGCACTGCAGAATTCCGAGGTCTATATCAACGTGACTCTGCGAAACCTAAACGATTTGTACACGGTCGTTGATGTCAATCCCAACAGTGCTACCTACGGACAGCGCGTCAAACCAAACGGAGACGAAACGTACAATGCCATGCGCCTCTTTTTGTCTCCTCCCACAGTTGCAGGAGTCCCGAGCAATCCCGGTCTCACAAATTTCTTCCCAGATCCATATCTCGAAGGAAACTTCATCTACCTCACAGAGACGGAGTGGCAACAGATTGCCAAGGCAGATACGGCAGTCATTGTAAAGACGGTTCGATACGTCAACAAGGAAGGTCAATTTGGTGGCAACACCGATCTTGAGATTCCAATGTTCAACCTGGTCACTCGAATTGTCTTTGCGTCGCAACGATCCGACAAGATTCTGGAAAACGACTGGGACAATTATACGAATTGGAACAATCCAGATCGAGCACCGTGGTCTGCAATTTCGTCGAGTCCGTCTACCGCAATGTATTCGTCTGGACAGCAGCAGGTTTCGTCTGTTTATCCCCGCGATTCGGTCATTGATGGTCTGTTGCTGTTTGATGGCAAGGAGCGATTCCAGACCAAACCAATTCCATACTTCTCACTACTCCAGATGTATCGACACACAACCGGAGATTCGCATGCAATTCCTGGTGTCTACATGTATTCGTTTGCACTGGATCACGACCAGTACCAACCATCCGGGGCGGTAAATGGAAGTGTATTCAACAAGATCACGCTTCGTGTGACACTTCAGCAACCTCTGCCCCAGACACTTCCTGCATCGACTCCTGGAGGTGGAGGGACAGTTGTTTGCGTCTTGAAATCGACAATCTTCAGTCCCAACCCCACCATTGTTCCCGCAGCACAGATCTCATTGTATGACCCGTCTGAGTTGCTGTCTGTTGTCCAGACCAATGACAATGTGATTTTTACTCACACCTACAACGTTGGAGTCTACGTCGAGGCAATCAACTTTTTGCGCATCGTATCCGGTCTCGGCAATCTCGTCTTTGCTTCATAATAACGATGCCCATTACAATTCAAAGTGCGTCCTTTGGAGACGAACGAAGCAGTACGGACGTCACCGCTTCCCTTGCGGAAATGATCAAATCCAAGGGATCCATCGATGTTCCTGTGAATTCTAGTTTGGTTCCTGTGTTTGGAAAGGGAGCGAGTGTCGAATTGACTCCTGCGGAACAAAAAGAAGCGAAGGAAAAGGCAGTCAATTTGTGTGGAAATTCAAACGATGATGTTTGCATCCAACTCAAGACACAAGAGTACGAACAGTCTCGTCTTCAAGAGAAGATGCGAGAAGGTCAAACGGTTGGAAACCTAATCAAAGGACGTCGTCTTGTCGTGAACTATACGGACGAGAATGGCAAACGACAGTTTCTTGAGATCCCCGAAGGACAGAACTTCAAGTTGGGATCGTCGTCTGCGCCCCCTTTCAGTGTTGATATGTCCAAATATTCCCTTGACGTGAAGTTCACGGACATTTTGACCGGAATTTTGAAGTACGGTGGAATTGCGTTGGGAGTCTTTGTGTATGCATTCTCAATTCTCATCACTTGGCGTTCGTTTGCATTGGCGGGGTATACAACTCTCAAATATGTCGCAACTGCCGGGTCCGTTCTCGTCCCCTATTCTGGATTCTTTATCACACTCATCTTCTTTGGAGCAGAGGAGTTCGTCAAAAATATGCCGTTACCAAATAAGAATGCTTGAACCTCGCTGGATTGTTGCTGGTGCCATCGTGGGTATGTTGTTGTCAACCGTCATTGTTCCCCCCACCCGCAAAGTGAAGGTTCTCCCTCAACCCCTTGACGAGTCTCCGTTTCATACAGAGTCGGGATGTGTGCGATTTGTCTCTGAAGAAGTGCCGTGCACTGCTGACACGGGGTCATTGAATTTGCTTGCCTCTAGATAATGCAGTTTGTCACGAGCGACAGAGTCATCAAGGCAATTGAACGAATGTCTCCATTCTTTTCATTCATCATCGGGTTGGGGATCTCAGTCTTGTTGTTTCACCGCAATTACGCTTCCATTCGAACGCCAGCATTGCCCCTCAAAGAAATGGTAGACAAAATCGTAAAGGTCGACGGAAAATGCTACAAATATCGCGTGGAGGATTCTCGTTGCGAAACCTCCTCTTCTACATAAAACAATGGACGACGCTACTTCGCTTGACGCACTGCTCCCGTCTCCCCAGGGACCTCAGTCTGCCCCTCCAATTATTCCCATGCCCAGTGGTCCTAATTCAGGACACTCCGGGATGGTTCCCACCTTCAAACCCACTCTCCCCGCAATTCGCTTCATTGCCTCGAATACCACCATGTACATCGCAATCTTCCTTGCAGGTGCGATCATTTCGCTCTCGACGCCCCGCAACCTTCTCCTTCAGTATGTTCCCAACGCGTACACTTCCGGCGGTGTCGTCAGTTGGACTGGTGCAGCAATCCTCGGTGTCGCCGCGGTCGTTCTCACCAATCTGCTTAACAATTTCCTGTCGGGCATTCTCGGGTAAAACGGATTTCAGTTCACCAACCGAAAATGCACTACCCAAATGAGTTCGTATTATCGCAAGATGTACTCCGAGCATGAGGCAGCAATGCTTCAGGATGCGGATGATGCAATTACCAAGTGTGATTTGTGGGGATGGATGAAAGAGTTTAATCCTGCTGCCGGAGTTGGGTTCACGTTCACGCAGGATGCAACCCTCGACAGAATTCATGCCGAGATGAAGTTGTACGATTCCCACAGCGGATCTTCGTATGGATGGACCATGCGTACGATGCAGAAGATTGCTGTGCTTGGAAAAGACAACTTTGCAAAGATTGCTGCGACAGAGAATCCCCCCTGTTCTTGCCGCAAGAAGGCAGGGTATTGGTCAGGATGGTGTGGAGTTGCCGGAGGAGGTGTCCCTGGATGCGATCATTGACGCTTTCAGATTCCCGCCCAAACAAGACAATGATTCCTATTCCCGACTACCTTCGTCAGTCGCCTGCCTACTTTCACATGCGCATTCTGGTTGGTCCCGGGGCCATGTTGACTCCACGGTTTGCGGCTACAAAGGGAATTACTCATGTGATTAATTGTGCCTACGACAATGATTCTCCGGAATGGTTTCGAATTCAACATCCGTCCCGATATATCTGTTTGAATGCCCACGATACACAGTATCACAACATTCTGGATTGGTATCCGTTGTTCGAAGCATACCTTCATACATTTTTGCGTCAGGGCAATGGTGTGGTGTACGTTCACTGTCAAGCAGGAATGAATCGCAGTGGATTTTTGGCATTGGCATACATTTGCAAGAACTTTCACATGGAAATTCACCAGACAATGTATACCCTCCAACGTCAACGACCCTGTTTGTTTCAAAATCCAATCTACATGAACCAGGTGAAGAGTTTTATAAATGGATGTGTTCCGAGTGAGAAAGATACGAGACACAGCAACGAACGGATCAACGACGGGGACGCTTGATTCCGTTCACCGAGATGTCATTCAAACCCTGAAAGACACCTCAATTGCACAAGACGCGTTGCGAACAGAACTCGAGACAATTCGAGCAACCATCTCGGAATTGTATTCGAAGAATGACTTGACAGAGATCGTAAAGGCAACCCAACTTCAAAATCGAGCACGCGAGATTGAGAAGGAACTTGCCCAGTCCAATCCGGTAGAAGACTATTATTTGAAAAATATGGATATCCTGATCGATTACTACAAAAAGCAGGATTCCAGTTCGTCAATTGCAACATCCGCGACACTCAAAGATAACAACACGTTTTTGAAATTCTTTGCGTCTCCCAACCAGGAATGTATGGGTCCTACGCGCAAACAGATGTTTGACGAGTACATCCAGCGCATGAAGTTGGCAGCAGCACCGGATGCCATGACGCAACTTACCGAACATTGTGTGGCATGCAATACAGCGCGTGAAGAGATTTCATCGGAAGGCATTTTGGTGTGTCCCAAATGTGGTTCCGAAGAGTATGCATTGGTGGTGTCAGACTTTCCTTCGTTTCGCGATCCTCCCAAGGAACGCAATAACTATGCGTACAAGAAGATCAATCATCTCAACGAAATCTTGAATCAATTCCAGGCAAAGGAATCGACAATTATTCCTGAGGATGTGATGAACGAGGTTGTTTTGGAAATCCGCAAGCGTCGCATCACGAACATTGCAGATTTGTCAGAGGAAGACATTCGCCAAATCCTGAAGAAGTTGGGACGCAGTAAGTATTATGAACATCGCGCTCACATTCTCTCTCGCCTCAATGGGAATCCGCCTCCTACCATTACGCCTGAAATTGAAGAGAAAATTCGAGCAATGTTTCAGGAAATTCAGGCACCCTTCCTACTCTACTGTCCCGACGATCGCACCAACTTCCTGAGTTATTCGTACATCTTGTACAAGTTCTTTGAACTGCTGGAGTTGGATGAGTACAAGGCATTTTTTCCACTGCTGAAGTCTCGCGATCGCCTGATTGCACATGACCAGATTTGGAAGAAGATTTGCGATTATTTGAACTGGGAATTCATCAGTTCGGTATAAGGAAAACGGATTTAGTTATGTGGCAAATAGTAAGCTCATATGGCAAACACCCAAGACACTGGGAAATTTCGAACGAATATAAAGGACCAATTCTACACAAACGAACGAGTTGCAAAACAATGTATCGCAGAGATTCTCCGGTTGGTTCCGTCCATTTCTCAGTATGTATGGATTGAACCTTCTGCCGGAAAGGGTTCGTTTCTTCACAACATACCCTCTACATTCGACAAAATTGGATTGGATGTAGATCCAAAATCACCGGACATTCAGACACAGGATTACTTGACTTGGAACCCGACGAGTTCGAAACCAATTGTTGTGTTTGGGAATCCTCCATTCGGACGCCAATCTTCCCTCGCAAAGGCATTCATTCGGAAAAGTTGCCAATTTGCGTCGGTAATTGCGTTCATTCTTCCGAAATCGTTTACGAAACCAAGTATGAACAACGCTTTCGATAGTCTATTTCATTGTATTCATTCTGTCGAACTTGAACGAAATGCATTTGTCCTGAATGACTCGGACTACGATGTTCCGTGTGTGTTTCAGATATGGCAGAAAAAGAGTCACCCTAGAGTCCTAGAAGCACCAATACTCCCTAGTAAATTTACGTATACTAAATGTAATCAACCCTACGACATTGCATTTCGCAGAGTCGGAGGACTTGCTGGAAAGTGTTACATCAACGATGGAACTCATTACAGCATCCAATCACATTACTTTATAAAATTTGATGACGATATCGTATCTCATCTACCTGCAATAATCACAAAAATAAACGACCACCCATTTCCCAGTAATACGGTTGGACCGCGGAGTCTGTCAAAGAACGAAGTAAATGAGGTTCTTAATTCGATTGTTTCTTCAGAAACACTCGGCGCGACGACGGAATCTCGAGTTGGATAACCCCGCCGCGAAACTCGTTTGTTTCGCTTCTCGCAACAATTCTCGATGGATGTGCGTCCAGGAACTCTTTGAATCGATTAAACGAACATTGGAGTCGACTCTGCCTGCTGTCACATTTGATATTAAAGTAAATTGCGCCAGACCGACTCTGTAGTTCATTGCGTATTGTATACATCATCGAATGCTCTTCTTGCGTTGGTTTTCGTTTGTGGGGCACCGATTTTACCGCATTGTCTAATTTTTCAATGTCCGCTCGCGTGAGAGTGCCAAACAATATGTCGGA